CATAAGATGGAAGTGTAAAACTTTCATAAGGATTTTTACACATGATGTAATTTCTAAATTCATCATATGTTAAGTTTCCGTATGAAAATTTCATACTAAAATGAAAATCATATAATAAATTATAAATATGCTTTCAAGAGTGATTTCTCACTGTTTTAAGCAATTTATAAGGTAATTTATCATATAATTTGGCTACAAGATCAAGTATTGTACCATTATGTATTGGATTTCTACTTAAATAATTAAGTATTTCTCCATATACAATAAAAGGATTATTTCAATTTTGAAATAAACCTTTTAATGGTACACCTGAGACTTCTTTACCATTTTTGATTCACCTCTTAGCAAATTCATATGTATCATATGATACATGAGTCTTTGTTGGAGATATATCAACACCTCATCTAGTCATTAAGGTTATATATTTATTAGCAACTCTATTGTTTTTAATAACAATATCGTCACCTAAAAGTATGTAATCCTTAAAATCCTTAATACCACATAAATATGCGGCATAATGGACTACTAGGTGGTGTGTAATAGTAAAGACGGCTCAGGAACTGTACGCTCCCATTGGTTGACCAACTGAATATCTAAGATATTCAGTCGTCTCTCCAACCTGGAAGTTTCTATTAATTAATAGAGATTTTCAGGATTGAGAGAAGTCTAAATCATTATTATATATATATAATAATAATTTAGATTGAAGTTCAATAGGAAAACGATCAGTTGCACTTGATAAGTCAAGGGAAAAGAATTTCTCTTGGTTAACTGACCATGAGTGTTTAGGGTCTTGAGTAAAAGTCCTATCACATGGAAAATTCTTAAGTTTATTAAGAATGTTTTCATGTATAGGTTTAAGAACAAATTGGGATGTATAATCTAACATCGCAATTATTCTTAATTTTAACTCAGGATCTTCAACAATAGAAAGTTTACCTGTTGATCTTTTTAAAGGATCAATAGGTCTTTCTAAATTTCATGATCAATTATACAAGGGTGATAGTGATTGTGAAAAATAATCACCAACCATTTTACAAATGTAATCCAATTGCGGATAACTTAATAAAATGATTGATCATAATGAAGAGTATGTTGATGGTCCATTAGGACTACCTTTCATACTTACATAATGATTCTCATCTTTGTATTCAGGTTTATTTGACAAAAGATCAAACTTTATAACAAAATCCTTTATAAATGATTTAGGTATTGTATATACCTTTCCTTTATAAGGATCTGTTATAGAAGAAAAATCAGGTTTAATAACTTGTTTTTCCTTCTTTGTTGGAATTATAGATCGTGTATATCCGAGAATAGTAAAAACTATTCTTAGATTACCA